CACGATCAACAGCGTCGATCTCAGCGACCAATGCACCGCCGCCACGATCACCTACAACGTCGAAGCGCTTGAGAACACCGCGTTTGGCTCAACGGCCCGCACCTACACCGCAGGCCTCGCCAACAACAGCATCACCGTCACCCTGTACCAGTCCTACGCAGGCTCAGAAACCGAAGCGTCGATCTACAGCCTCGTCGGCACCACCACGACGCTCGTGCTGAAGCCATCGTCCGGCGCAGTTTCAGCAACTAACCCGTCATACACGCTGACGGGCGCATACCTGGAAAGCCACACCCCAATCAACGCATCGCTCGGCGAACTTTCAACGATCGACCTGACGTTCACGGGTGGCACACTCACAAAGGCCACTAGCTAGTCATGTTCTCGCCAGCCCGATCGGGCGGCGCTGAAAACAACCAAAGCAAGCCCGCGCTGGCGGAGCCTTGCCCGACGAAAGGTAACTAATGCGCGTCAAACTCAAAATCGACCTGAAAGACGGGCGCGAACCCCGCACAATGGTCACAAACATGCTTGCCATTGTCGAGTGGGAAAAAACAGAGAACCGACGATCCGCTGACGGCAAAGGCATCGGTTTTGTTGACATGTGCTGCTGGGCATACATCCTGTGCAAGCTTGCTGGCGACAAGGTGCCTGGCACTTGGCGTGAATGGGTCGCAGAACACCCGGACATGGAAATCACGCCCATTGAGGAAACCACCGACGAAACCCCTACCATCGCGGCACCTGGCGACGCTCCCTCGCTGAGGTCTTAGTTATGACGGGCTACTGGCCGCCGCAAGTGGAGTTTGACACTCGAGACATGACCACCGTGTTCCATGTGCTTGAGCTGCAGCAGCAACAGGCGAAGCGGGGTCGCTGATGGCAAGCGTTGAGGTGATCGGCGTGAAGCAAATGTTGCAAGACCTTAGGCAGATTGACCCTGAGGCCCGCAAGCAATTTGCCAAGGACGCCAAGCAGATTGCCAGCCCGATTGTTCTTGAGGCGCAAAGCCGCTACCCGGCACAAGCCTTGTCGGGTATGCGTTATCGCTGGACGCAGAATGGGCGTCAGTTGTTGCCGTGGGATCAGCGCAAGGCTCGACGTGGCGTACAGGTCAAAGTTGATGCTGGACGCAAAAAAGATGGCGTCGTGACCATCATTCAGAAAGACCCGGCAGCGTCGATCTATGACATTGCGGGCCGTGGCAACTCAAACCGCCTGGGTGATGCGCTGACCGCGTTTGCTGGTAACCCGTCGCGTGTCATGTGGCCGTCAGCCGAGGCGCATATCACCGATGTGCAGGACGAAATGACCAAGGCGCTTGAACAGGTTGCTAACGAGATAAATCGTAGAATTGCAACCATATGAGCATTCGCATACCCATCATCAGCGAGTTTGACGATAAGGGTATTGCGCGCGCCAAGAAAGAATTTGCCAGCCTCGAGACAAGCTCGGAAAAAATTGGCTATGGCATGGAAAAAGCGTTTGTGCCTGCGATCGCAGCTGTCGGCGCACTCGCCGCTGGTCTTGGCATGGCCGCCAAAGCAGCTGCGGAAGATGAGGCTGCTCAAGCCGCACTTGCCGTACAGCTCGAAAACTCGACAGGTGCCGGACAAGAACAAATCGCCGAAGTTGAAAAAGCGATTAGCGCTATGTCACGCCAGGCGGCGGTCGCCGACGACGTACTGCGCCCCGCATTTGCTGCACTTGTGCGTGGCACGAAAGATATCAACGAAGCCCAATCCCAAATGTCGCTCGTGCTCGATATCAGCCGGGCAACATCCATTGACGCAACCACCGTCGCCGACGCGCTCGCCAAAGCGTACGAAGGCAACTTCAAGGCCCTGCGATCGCTCACGCCCGAAATGGCAAACCTCATCCGTGAGGGTGCCGACATGGAAACCATCATCAGCGTGCTTGGTGGCACGTTCGGCGGAGCCAACAAAGCGTTCACCGAAACCGCCGAGGGCGGCATGGCAAAAATGCAGATCGCATTTGCCGAAATGCAAGAAAGCATTGGCGCGGCCGTGCTGCCATTGCTTGAGCGCCTGGTACCAATCATTACCAAAATGGCGCAAGCCGTCGAAGAAAACGCGGACGTCGTGATCATCCTGGCAGGCGTCATCGGCACCTTGTCGGCCGCCATCATTGCCTACAACGTGGCAGTCAAAACCGCGGCATTTTTACAGACCGCGTTCAACATCACATTGGCCGCCAACCCGATTGGGCTAGTCGTGGCCGCTATCGTGTTACTTGGTGCAGCTCTCGTGGCCGCATACGCCAAATTTGAGGGCTTTAGAAAAGTTGCAGACGCCGTATTTGGTGCACTCAAGGCAGGCATAAAAATTGCCGTTGATTACGTCGCAAGTTACCTCAACAGCATGGTCAGCGTATTTCGCACCGTGTTCAACACGATCGCAAACCTATGGAACTCAACCCTTGGCGGTTTGTCGTTTGAAATCCCGGACTGGGTGCCAGGCATCGGCGGTCGAGGTTTTAGCATTCCTGAAATGCCGACCATTGGTGGCGGGGCCGGTAGCGGCGCTCTAGCGACCGCAGGAGGCGACAAAAACCTTGGGGTGCCTATTCCCTCATCCGCGGGCGGATCGGTCGTCGTAGCGGCTCCTAGCGTGCCTACAGGGGGCGGTGGCGGTGGTGGCGCATCCGTCCGGCAGATCATGGAAGCCCCAAATATGTTGGGGGCAGGCATCGCTAGCAACCCGTTTACATCGAGCGCCCGCAACGCCATGCTTGACAACATCACCGTCAACGTCAACGGCGGTTTAGCGACCAGCGCTGAGATCGGGCAGGCGGTCGTAGACAGTATTCGCGCTTACAACCGTTCAGCTGGCCCGGCGCGTATTGAGGTCAGCGGGTACGTCTGATGCCCGGCACAGCAATAGTCCAATCAGGCAACTACCTGCTCGAAATCGACCAGGGTTTCGCCACAAACGCATTCACCCTTAACGACGCAACGAAAGGCGTATTAGATAGCACCACCTATGTCCTTGATGGCACGTTGACGTTTGCTGACGTGACTGACGGTGCGCTCAACATTTCGGTGCGACGCGGACGACGCGACGCAGGCGACAGTTTCTCGGCAGGCACCATGAGCTTTACGCTCAATGACACGCTGGCGGGTGGCGTATTCAACCCATTCGATACTGAAAGCCCTTACTACGACACCTACCAAAACGTGCCAGGTCTCGCACCAATGCGCCAAGTGCGCTTAGGGCGATATGACGACACCGCCACACTCGAATATTTGTTTGTCGGTTATGTCGTCAATTATGACTACAACTTTGCGCTCGGCGGCCTCAACACCGTCAACGTGTATTGCGCCGACCAGTTTTACCTGCTGGCACAGACCTACATGGATGAACTCAACGTCACACCTGAAACATCAGGCGAACGCATAGAAACCGTTTTAGACCTGCCTGAAGTTGACTTTCCGACTGGGCCAACCGCCCGCAACATCTCCACCGGGACAGTTGACCTCGGACACGACAGCCCCTACACCGTCCCACAAGGCACAAACGTCCTCGCCTATCTCGCCCAAATCAACGACACCGCCGAATTCGGGCGCCTTTTCATGTCGCGTGAAGGCGTCCTCACATTCCAAGACCGCATCGGCAGCACTCTTGACCCGGTCAGCGTCGACTTTGACGACACCAACACCGCAACCCCGTTCAGCAATGTGGGCATCACATTCGAAGCGGATCAGGTCGTCAACCGCGTGTATCTGCAAGGCCTCAACGGGACATCAAGCACCGACAGCGACACCGCCTCAATCGCCACCTACTTCATCCAAACAGAAAGCATCACGAACAGCCTGCTGCATGACGCAACGCAGATCAGCGACGCCGCCGCCTACCTGCTCGACCCTGAACCACAGGCCCGCTACACCGACGTCAGCACCCAATTCGCCTCACTCACCACAGCTCAACGCGACGCAGTAGCCATCGTCGATGTCGGCGACACCATCAGCATCAGCAAAACATTCCCCTCAGGCACAGGCACAACCAGCCTCGCCCAATACCTCGCCGTTGAAGGCGTAGAACACAACATCAACTACAGCACCGGGCACAGGATCACGTTCTACACCAGCCCGACAACCGTCCTCTACCCGCTGATCTTGAATGACGCAATCTACGGGACGCTCGATAGCACTAATGCGCTGGCGTCCACCGCACCAACGCCAACACCGACTACCGTTGTGACGGATATGTTCTTCTTTCAGGCCACTAGCACAAACCCGACCGATGCCACGACCCGCTACATAGGTGGTGCGCCCCTTGCACAACAAAGCACCTACGCAAACGCCACCTACACCGCGCCGGTCGCTGGAACGATCACGGCGGCGACTTTCACTTGGGTGGCGTCAGCCGCTGGAAGTAGCGAAACGATCTCAATGTATGTGCGCGTAAACGACACGACCGACTATCTGATTGCAAGCGTCGGTAATAGCAACGGTACAAAACAATTCGTAAACAGCGCACTTTCTGTCGCACTTGCGGCTAACGACACATTCAGCATCAAACTTGTAAACCCGACATGGGTAAGCAACCCAAGCGGCGTTTCAATAGGCGGCGTCTTGCTATTCGAGGTCGCATAAGGAGCAACTATGGCAACCCCAACCACACTCCCAGCATCATTTACCAGCGGGCAGGTCTTGACCGCCGCTGAGATGAACAACCTACGCGGCGCATTTCGTGTGCTTCAGGTAGTCAGCACTACAAAAACCGACACCTACACCGACTCGAGCGCATCCGGCACCCTGACCACCATCACCGGACTGTCGGCAACGATCACACCGTCATCCACAAGCTCAAAAATCCTGATCTATGTATCGCTCAATTACGGGGCAAACGGTGGTAATCGTGCGATCTTTGGTCTTACAGGTGGCAACACGGCGACCGCATATCGTGGCGACGCCGCCGGGTCACGCCGACAAGTAGCCACAGGCGCACAATCCATCGACGCAAACGACGTCGTACCCGTCACCATGCTGTACCTAGACAGCCCATCCACTACCTCAGCAACCACCTACTCGGCCCAAGCCGCCGACATCGCTGGCGGCACCCTCTACATCAACCGATCAAGCACCGACACAAACGCAACCAACTTCGCCCGATACGCCTCAACGATCGTTGTCGCAGAAATCAGCGCGTGATGAAATGGACACTTCGATTGTGGTGGCTTGTATCGGTGGCGCTTTCTCTTTACTCGTTGCGCTCATACATAAATCGACCAAAGAAAACCGTAAAGATCACGGACGGGTACACGAAGCGTTGGGCCGAATAGAACAAAAAATCGACCATCACACGGAGAACCATTCATGAGCAAACAAACCAAAGCAATGTTGGCGTCGTACGCTCGATCCGTCATCGCCGCCGTCGTCGCTGTTATCGCCACAGGCAACACCGACCCGCAAGACCTCGCCAAGGCAGCCGCCGCGGCTCTCCTGCCTGTCATCATGCGATGGGCCAACCCGAACGATCCGGCATACGGTCGTGGCAATAGCCAAAGCTAAACCAGGCGTCCCAGGCGCCACCGACTACATCGGCAACGCCGACGGCCCAGCCAAAGCACCACGCCCAGGCATGGACGAATGGATACGCCAGGCAATCAAATACGCCAACGGCTCGCTGTGGAACAACGGGTCGTACGGGCAACGTGACATGAAAGGCAAACCCGGCACCCTGTCGGTACACGCCACAGGCCGCGCCGTCGACCTGTCCTACCGTGACATGCCTGACGATCGAGGCAAACCCAACGGCCGCCAACTGTCAAAAGTATTCATTGAAGCTTGCGTCGCCAACGCCAACGAACTCGGCCTACAAATGGTCATCGACTACTGGCCTCAACCGTTCGGTCGTGCATGGCAATGCTCCCGCATGGCCTGGCAGGTCTACCAAAAGCAAACGGTGTCAGGCGCACCTGGTGGCGACTGGTGGCACGTCGAGATCACACCCAAAATGGCAGACAACCCCAACCTGGTAAAAGTCGCATTTCTCAAGGTGTTTGAGGGTATTCCCGCATAGGCCCGTCAGATCCCCTAAGGTGGGATCACCGACGAAAGGAACCTAGCCATGACATTGAACCCATTAGCCGCCCTTTGTGCCTGCGTCACAGCCAT